GTCCGACCGTTAATTTAGATAAAGTTTCTCACAAGATTAATGAACTCAAATTTGAGGGAAATAATATTGTGGGCAAAGCATCGATACTGAACACCCCTATGGGAGAAGTTGTTAAAGGCTTACTCGATGGCGGAGTTACTTTCGGTGTATCGACTCGTGGTATGGGAAGTTTGAGCCAGCGTAATAACGCAATGGTCGTCAATGACGATTATATTCTTAACGCGGTAGACATCGTGCAAGATCCATCCGCACCTAGCGCTTTCGTTAATGGGATAATGGAAGGTGTTGAATGGGTTTGGAATAACGGTATTATAGAAGCACAAACAATTGAAAGAATGGAGACTGAAATTAAAAAAGCTCCACGCGCTGATCTCTATGAGACACAAGTTCGTGAGTTCAAAAATTTCCTCTCGTTATTAAAATCAAAATAAGGAGTCTAAAATGACTGATAAAATCGAAAATCAGGACGTGGAACTCCAAGAAGACGATGAGGAAATCTTGGAAGCTCAAGCACACGATCCTAAGAATGCTGAAGCTCAGTCAGTTGCTTCTATTGACAAAGCAGGTGATGCTACTGGAACCGCTCCAAAGCGTAAAGGTGACAACACTAAGAAAGATCCAATGCCAAAGACTAAAGCAGGAATGATTGCTGCTATGGTTGGCAAAATGCAAGGTATGAAAAAAGAAGCTTTAATGGCTATGTACAATGGTACAGATCCAGAAGCTTTTGATGGAGAACAAATTGCTGAAGAGGAAATCAAAGATCAAGTTAAAGTCGAAGTTGACTTTAAAGATGATTTAGGTGCACTTGTCAATGAGGAAGCTACACTGTCTGATGAATTCAAGCAGAAAGCAGAAACTATCTTCGAAGCTGCAATTAATGCAAAAGTAAATGCAGAGATTGACAGATTAGAAGAGAAGTATAACGAGGAGCTTTCAGAAGAAATCGAAAGCACCAAAAAGGACCTTGTAGAGAAAGTAGACAGCTATCTTAACTACGTAGTTGAAGGCTGGATGGAAGACAACAAGTTAGCAATCCAAAATGGTTTAAGAACTGAAATTGCTGAAGATTTTATGAATAAGTTGAAAGACCTATTCGTTGAGTCTCACATTCAGGTACCAGAGGATAAAGTTGATCTTGTTGACGAACTCGCAGACAACGTTGAGGAACTTGAGGCTAAACTCAATGAATCAACCGAAAGGTCAATTCAAATGGCTGAAGAGTTAGAGACATATAAGAGGGAGTCTATCATTAGAGAGGCAACTAAAGATTTGGCTGAAACTCAAGTCGAAAAGCTAAAGTCATTAGCAGAAAACGTAGATTTTGATGACGAAGAAACTTTTGCAAAGAAAGTTGCTCAGTTAAAAGAATCTTACTTCGCTAAGACTGCAAAAACCCAGGAAGAAATCATTGAAGATGATGACGCTCCAATAGTAGAGTCAACAGGTTCAATGGATTCTTATCTTAAAGCAATAAAGAAAACTGCAAGTAAATAGGGAGTCCTAAAAAATGACAGTATCATACGATAGATTGATTGAGAAATGGGCACCAGTGCTGAACGAAGAGTCAGTTGGTACTATCTCAGATCATCATAAAAAAGCCGTAACTGCTGCAGTACTTGAGAATCAGGAAATCGCTCTTAGAGAAGAAGGTCTGATTGCTGAAGCTGCTCCAGGAAACGCAACATCATCAGTAGCAAACTGGAATCCAGTATTAATTGCACTCGTAAGACGTGCTATGCCAAACTTAATGGCATATGACATCTGTGGTGTGCAGCCAATGTCTGGTCCAACAGGTTTAATCTTCGCCATGAAGTCAAGATATGGCGGTGGTTCTACATCAAATAGAGAAGCATTATTCAACGAAGCTGAGACTCAGTTTTCTGGTGACAGTGCTGGTACTCACGACTCTGATAACGCTTCAGGTCTTAACGTTACTAACTTAGATTCAGACTCAACTGCTGATGACGCAAGACTAACTGCATTAGCTGCAGGCGGTATGTCAACAGCCGAAGCTGAAGCTCATGGTTCTACCGGAGAGACTTCATTCAGAGAAATGGGTTTCACTATTGAAAAAGCAACTGTGACTGCTAAGTCAAGAGCTCTTAAAGCTGAATACAGCTTAGAATTAGCTCAAGACCTTAAAGCAATTCATGGTCTTGACGCTGAGACAGAATTGGCAAACATCTCGTCAACAGAAATCTTAGCTGAAATCAATAGAGAAGTTATTAGAACTATTAACTCTCAAGCTAAAACTGGTGCTTTACAAACTAACACAGCTGTTAACGGTATCTTCAACGTACAGACAGATGCAGACGGCAGATGGTCAGTTGAGAAGTTCAAAGGTTTGATTCTTCAAATCGAAAGAGAGTCAAACATCATTGCAAAAGAGACACGTAGAGGTAAAGGAAACTTTATCGTATGTTCATCTGATGTAGCATCTGCATTAGCTGCAGCTGGTATGATGGATTACACACCTGCAATGTCAACTAACTTAAATGTTGATGACACAGGTAATACCTTTGCCGGTATTATAAACGGTAGAACAAAAGTGTACATCGACCCGTATGCAAATACAGACTATTGTACAGTAGGTTATAAGGGTACTAACCCATATGATGCTGGTCTTTTCTACTGCCCATACGTTCATTAACAATGGTACGTGCAGTTGGTGAGGACACATTCCAGCCAAAAATTGGTTTTAAAACCAGATATGGAATGGCATCAAACCCATTCGTAGGTGCAACACCTGCTGATGGCTTAGCCGCTGTTAAGACTAACCAGTACTACAGACTATTCAGAGTTGACAATATTCTAGGTGATTAAGTCTTAGTACTTATAT